AAGTGGCGCTACAAAGCCACGCAGACGCATGTATCAAGGCGCTAAATTTAGCCGTCTTACTGCTGACTGGGTAACTGGTAATACTAGCGCTGACAGTGAGGTATACGGGTCAGCGCAAAAACTACGTGATCGCGCTAGGCAATTATGCCGTGACAATGATTACGCAAGGCAAGCGTTACGTGCTATTGAAGGTAATGTAATTGGTCAGGGCATACCGTTTCAGTCACAAGTGCGGATGCTGCGTGGTAATAAATTAGATAAACCTATCAATGATGCAATTGAATCATTGTGGCACGAATGGTCATATGCAGAGTATTGCCATACTGGTGGTAAGTTATGCTTTAGTGATATCGAAAGGTTACTTATCCGTAGTATTGCAGAAAGCGGTGAAGTATTTGTGCGGCTAGTAAAGCAATCATTTAGCGGTTCACCAATACCATTAGCGCTTGAGATAATAGAAGCTGATCAATTAGATGATGGCCTTAATGGCCGTAGCTTGCAGGGTAATGAGATACGGATGGGCGTTGAGGTTGACCGCTGGGGCCGCCCGATTGCTTATCACTTTTTGGCATATCACCCTGGTGACTATCAGTTTAGTAACCAACAGATTTCATCACAACGTCATAACCGTGTATTAGCGGCTGATGTAATCCATTTATATCGCATGGACCGCCCGGGCCAAACACGTGGCGCTACGTGGTTTGCATCTGCTATACAGCGGTTACATCATTTGCAGGGCTATGAGGAGGCGGAGGTAATCCGTGCGCGTGCAGCTAGCAGCTTGATGGGTTTTGTTACTAGCCCAGAAGGCGAGCTGCAAGGTGATGATGTAATGGATGGCGACCGTGTTAGCCAGTTTGAGCCAGGTGTATTTAAGTATTTGCAACCGGGTGAAACTGTAACGGTGCCGCAGCTAGATGCACCAGATGGACAGTTTGAGCCATTTTTACGTGCAATGTTACGTGCAATGGCGGCTGGTATTGGCTGTAGCTATGAAACGGTAAGCCGTGATTTTAGCCAAACTAATTACAGCTCTAGCCGGTTAAGTTTGCTTGAAGATCGTGACCACTGGCGGATTCTACAAGATTGGATGATCAAAAATTTCCACCAGCGTATTTTTGATATATGGATGGATATGGCGGTATTAAGCGGGGCCTTATCACTGCAAGGCTATGAGCAAGCACCTAATAGATTTAAAATGGCTAGGTGGATGCCACGCGGCTGGGCATGGGTTGATCCAGTAAAAGAGGTATCAGCGTATAAGGATGCGGTTAGGTGTGGCTTCAAAACATTAGGCCAAATTGTGGCTGAGCAAGGCGGTGACTTAGATGAGCTATTGTTGCAACGTCAAGCAGAGCTGCAAAAATTAGCTGAAATGGGTATTGTGGTTGATACAGACCCAACACAGGTAGATGATGATGGTGCCATCCAGGTGCCGCCTACCGCCCCACCCGATGAGGATGACTCCGATGACTAACGACAACGAAATGATGATCAGGTCACAGCCAGCAATTTTTGCTTTAGCTGATGACGAGCGGACAATGGAATTTCCATTTAGCTCTGAATATCCGGTATCACGTTATTTTGGCAATGAAGTGCTTAGCCATGATGCAGGCGCTGCTGACCTAAGCCGTTTAAATGATGGCGCACCGTTATTGTTTAACCATGACCCAGATCGCGTTATTGGTGTAGTAGAGCGCGGTTGGATTAATGATGAAGACCGCCGTGGGTATGTGTCAGTGCGGTTTAGCCAAAATCCATTTGCGCAAGAGGTATTGCGTGATGTAAAAGATAAAGTGCTGCGTAATGTATCATTTGGCTATCAAATAAACGAAATGGAACATCGCGAAGATAGCTTTGTTGCTACCAATTGGAATGCACATGAGATAAGTGTTGTTAGCATACCAGCAGACCCAACGGTCGGCGTTGGGCGTTCGCTCGACGTTCAACCACAACAACAACCTCAAACCATGGAGATTATGGACAACACGCCTGACGTTGCGGCGGTGCAGGAGGCTACTAAAGCCGAACGCAGCCGGATTTCCGCAATCACCGCATTATGCGACAAGCACAACATGGCTGACACTGCTCGGCAACTCATTGATAGTGGCCGCAGCCTAGATGAAGCCCGTGCTGCTGTACTAGATAAGATCGGCGCCAAGGTAGAGCCAGTAGCTGAAAAAGCTGCTGACATCGGCCTTACTGCAAAAGAAAGCCGTGAGTTTTCTTTCCAGCGTGCGATCAATGCATTGGCTAATCCTAGTGATCGCCGGATGCAAGAAGCTGCTGCATTTGAACGCGAGTGTTCTGATGCTGCTGCTGCTAAAGCAGGCAAAACAGCACAAGGCATCATGGTGCCTAATGATGTATTGCGTCGCGACTTGGTAGTAGGCACTGCGTCTGCTGCTGGTAACTTGGTTGGCGTTGATTTTCGCCCCGGCAGCTTTATTGAGCTGTTGCGCAACCGTTCAGCATTAGCTGGCCTTGGCGTTGCATCGTTGACTGGCCTTAGCGGTAACGTTGCAATCCCACGTCAAACTGGTGCTGCTACTGCTTACTGGGTAGCTGAGTCTGGCGCACCTACTGAAAGCAACCAAACTGTTGATCAAGTCAACATGTCACCTAAGACATGTGGTGCGTTTACTGATTACAGCCGTAAGTTGATGCTGCAATCCAGCATTGATGTAGAGCAAATGATCCGTCAGGATCTAGCTACTGTATTGGCACTTGAGATTGACCGCGTTGGTTTGTATGGTTTGGGTAATACCAACCAGCCTTTAGGCATCAAGCTAACAACCGGCATCAATACAGTTAACTTTGGCGGTGCAGTGCCTACATATGCTGAAGTGGTGAGCATGGAAAGTGCAATTGCTGCTGATAACGCAGACATTGGCGCCATGTCGTATTTGATGAATGCATCAATGCGTGGGTCACTGAAGACCGCAGAAAAAGCATCAAGCACCGCTCAGTTTATTTTTGAACCAGGCGGGACTGTTAACGGTTATAACGCTGCTGTTAGCAACCAAGTAGCTAGCGGCGATGTTTTCTTTGCTGTGTGGTCTCAATTGATCATGGGCATGTGGTCTGGGTTGGATCTAACTGTTGATCCTTACACCCATAGCACAAGCGGCACTGTACGTGTGGTAGCACTACAAGATGTGGACTTTGCTGTTCGCCATCCTGAAGGCTTCTGTCGCGGCGCTGATACGCTCTGATGCTAATCCAGGTCACTAAGACCACGATGGTAGGCGGCCAGCTCGTAAGGGCTGGCTCCACCGTTGAGGCAAGCAATGCTGATGCTCAATTATTAATTGGTATTGGCAAAGCAATTACAGCTACGATTGCTGTAGATCCAGAACCAGATCCCCAACCACCCAAACGGAGAACCCGCAATGTTATTTCAACAGACACTTGAAAAGCTAGAGCATTTTACGCTTTTAGCTACAACGACCATTACAGCTACAGGCAACCAAACTGGCGTTGATCTTAAAGATTATGACGGCGACATCCAAGTAATTTTGCTTGGCACTGCTGCTGGCTCCAGCGCTGATCTGACCTTCCGCATTGAAGAATCAGATGATAACAGCAGTTATACAGGAGCTACCGGTGGCTCATTTACTGCCATTGCTAATGCTGCGTATAAAGAAGTGCTTACATTAAACCGTGACGCATTAAAGCGTTATGTACGGTTGAGCTGTACTGCTGAAACCGGCAATGCATCTAGTGCTGTTACTTGCGTTGGTTACGGCCTTAAGAAGTACGGCTAATGGCTATAATTGAAAACCTGCTTGGTTTTCTAAACGATTTCGGCGTCAGTTGTACTGCTGGCGCCGTTACCGGTTTAGGTATTCTTGACATGCCATCACAAATCATTGCAAATGATATGGTATTAAGCACTGATTATATGTTGACAGCACGTGCATCTGATTTTGGCAATTTAGTATATGGTAATGCTATTACAGTTGCATCTGTTGCTTATACCGTGCGCGAGACTAGGTTGATAGATGATGGTTCTTTTGTTGAAATTGCATTGCAGAAAACCTGATGGCTGACACCAGACGCGAACTAATTTTAAAAAGGATTAAGACTAACCTTGATCCTATTGTTGGTGCCACTTGCTACCGCAGCCGGGTAGAACCCTTGGCTAGAAGTGAAGCGCCAGCTATTATTGTTGAGCCAGTTTCAGACCAACCATCTGAGGAATTCCCCACGGTTTTACAATGGGAGTTAAGGGTCAGAGTGACAGTAATTGTTAGAGCTAATACACCAGACGATAGCTCAGACGATTATTCGCAACAGGTGCATAGCTTGATCATGGCTGATCCAACGGTTAACGGTTATGCGCTTGACATAAATCCTGACAGGGTTGAGTTTAATATGATTGAAGCTGACGTGCCAGTAGGTATAATAAGTATGGACTTCTTGGTGTTGTATCGTTCTGGTCGCACCAACCTCACTTCCGCAAGCTAAAATGATTGAGAAAACACAACCACTTAAGCCTGTCCCAAACCCTG